ATCCCCGTCCTGAATCTCGTCAGAACAGTTATTCAGCTTGCGGTTGAAGGTATGGTAAATGGTCCCGCTATTAAGGTTCGTGAACTTCCCTCGCAGATAAGCCTGAATCAGTTCGTCAGGATAAGAACTCAGTAACGACGGGATGTAATCCGCGGGCAGGTTCTTCGCGTTATCGAACGTGCTGGCCTGTATCAGCCCGTACAGTGCCGAGAGCTCTGGTTTTTCACGCACCGCCTTCACGAACTGCTGGTAGACGAATTTGAACCCTTCCGGCGTGGTCGTGACGTCAATACCGTTACGCAGCCCATCAACTTTGTAACGCATACGCGCAATGATTTTTCGCCACGCCTGCTGCGCTTTGGCGGCCGCCATGACGTCCAGCTCATCGACCATCGCGTTTCCGATTTTGAAGCCAACTATAGAGCCTGGCTTTTCCATCGAGCGGCAGATTGTGGTCCCACGGTATCGTCGCCCCTCGTAGAAGTGAACCTCTTTGTTACCCTCGTTGATTTTGACGCTCAGCCCCCAGTCAAAGGCCACCTCTTCAATCGTCGGGTAGAAGATGTCACGAATCTGCGGGTACGTCGGCGCGAAATAGCCCTGGTTGATTTTAGGGTGCTCCCACATCCCCTTGCAGATACCGCCACAACCCACCCACGTCTTACCGGAACCGAACCCGGCAACATAGGCTTTGAATTTGTGCTGCATCGCAAGGAAGCGCGCCTGAGGGATGTTAAGTGTCGGGCTGATCCCCATCGTCTGCCCTCGCATCCACTACGTTGATATTGATCTGTACTGGGGTTGGTTCATCGTCCTCACCATCGCCGGCCAACTCTTTGCGGAGCTTCTCAACCTCCAGCTGCCGGCGCTCGATTTCAATCTGCTGCAGGCGCTGCGCGAATTCGCTATCGGCCAGGCCCAGGCGCTTCATGACCGCTTCGTACATCCGCTCGCGGCTGATTGCCGTTATCTCGACGCCACTCTTCCCGAGCTTGACGCCGGAGTAAGCCAGCGCAGCATCAGGGGAAAGTTTCCTTGTGTCAGCGAAGTAAGGCTGCCCTATTCCGTCGCCGTTGCAGCGCGGGCATTCTGGGTTTGGTTCTCGGTTGTGGTCGTAACCATAGCCGCCAGTATCCTGCGGCAGCCTGGCACCTTCCCGTCCCTCGACTTTCGCCGTTTCCTCATCAAACTCAACTGCATCGCGCCACTGATAGTGGTGACCAAAGCCCCAGCAGTAACGGCACGCGCCGCGGCGATATTGTGAAAGCTGGTTTGCATCAAAGGTGGCGAGTTGCCACATCTTAGCGAGGACTTCATCAGCACCGCCAAGCGTGCGCACAATGGACGCTTTTTGCTGCTGCGCAATGGCATGCGCAACTGAAGTTTTCTGAAGGAGTTGATAGCCGATTTGTTCAGCTGATTTTTTGCTGTAGCCAGCCCGGATAGCTGCCTGTGTGGCATTGCCATCCTTCAGGTATTCTGCGACAAAGCGTCTTTGCTGTGTCGTTAACCCATCATCATCCACCAGCTCATCGGCGCTTTTATCCTTCTGCCCAGCACGAAATTTTTGCGCAATTTGCGCAGAGGGTTTCTTGATGTATCGGCGGGCAGTAGCGTAATTCAGTCCCTGCGCTTTACACCATTCCTTTGGTGATACGCCGGTTGCGGCATGTTCGGACAGGAACCGTTGCTGAAGCTCGCCCCAGTCCGGTTTTGCCATTGTTTACTCCAATAAAAAAGCCACCAGCTAATGCCAGTGACTTAGGATTGTTGTGGTACCGAGTACTTACTGCAAACCTTAAATAAGCTTGATTTTGATACTATAACCCTGGAGGCCAGACATAGTTTCTATAGGAATAAACTCAACATCAGAGACTTCCTTCCCTGTTTTTTTTCTCAACTCAACCATTTTTTTTGAGATGAAAGACGAAATCTCTTTTTCGATTTCATTCTTGATGTTATCAGAATTCATTTTACCTCCTATAAATAACTCATTAACATTCAATCAAACACAAATCGTTAATGAGGGAATCAGATACTTATATATAGATGATTCATGACATTATGGCAAATATGCCCCCCCTATACGTATATACCTACTAAAATATCATATAGCAAAAGGAACTAAAAAACACTATTTAAGGCATGGTAAAGTCTATAAAAGTGTTACTTGCACACCTTTACAGTAAAATATTTATTTTCTGCTATGATTAATACACCACACAATCTCAGGAGTATATATGTTCACTAAATCCGCAGATAAAAACCAAGAGAAACTTGGTGATATGGAAGGCAGTTTTGGGGGAGCAATTAATCCATCAGAACATCCTGTAATTGAAACCGCAAAAAAATGCGCAGCACAAACCAACGATGCCATACGCAGCCACTCTGACGATATAAAATCAAAAATAAAATCAAACCCTCGAACATGCATTGCAATATTAACCAGTGCAGCTTTTGCATTAGGATTTTTATTGGGGCGCAGATAATAATAAGCATTCAGCCCAAATGTCAAAACCCTTCTTAAATACGTATTTAATCATTCAACCAGGCGCTGAGATGACCAATAAATAATCATTATATTAAACCGCCCTTAGGCGGTTTAATTATTGTATGCTAATTCTGTAAATCTCTTTTATCATCGGGTTCAAGTGGACTTGATGGTTGTCCCTCTCCAGGAAGGTCAAGCGGTTCCTCTTGAGGAGAAGGTTCTAAATCAGGGGCGGGATCATCAAAATCAGGACGTCCGGACATATATACTCCTTAATAATTCATGTGTTTTTTATTTCTGATCTCTTTTGGCCGATTTTTTATCCTGCTCATCATTGTTTCGATCTTTCCCTTTTTCTTTCCCATTATTCCTGTCCTGGGACCGCTCATTAGAGATGTTCATATGTTTAGCTTTCATGGGTAACTCCAGTGATAATGACAGCAAATTGCCGTATATTTATTATAGTAGCAATATCGAAAATAAATCACATATTTGACGTTACTAAAAATACCCCAGACCCATATCATTAATTACTGGGCATATTCAATGAAATACTTACAAATAAATTACAAATAGAGCATCCACTCAGGGAGGTAAACTATTGGCCGCACCCTAAAATTTTGCATCTCCTAAACTTAACAGCATTCAATTGGTCCTAAGAAAGAACCACCATAGTTATGTTTTTTCTTAAGACTTCATATGCCGCGTTTTACCACCAGAAAGTGGAACAGTTCCCTCATTTCCTTCATCATTCTTATAAACTTCTATGAATTCATCAGCATGACCAGGAGCGCCTCCTTCATCTTCCCATTCATTTAACGAGTGTAGCCATTCCTCCTGAGTCATGACTTTACCTGTTTTGGTACTACGTAGATGAATATTCATAACACGCTCCCATTCTTTTACTCAACCAAGAGTATAGCTCAACGCAGTAAATCATCAGTTCGAAAACTCAATTAAACGCGTCAAATATTTGGTTATTTTTTATGGGGATATACCAATAGTCATCTACTATTCGAGAAAATAATTTTCACCAACAGCCTGAGGCTATTCCTATTACAACCGCTTGCGCTTGTTGATCTCTTGGTTGCGGCCAGGCTATTCATGACTCTGATGAGGAGAATGCCAACTCCAGGGAAACATCCATAAGAAGAGCATGTGAAACTGAGACTCCCCTAGCCCTCCTTGTGGGGGCTTTTTTTTTGGGATTGATGCGGTTCGCTTGTTAAATATTGAGTCTTTTCTAGAATTTAAAGGTGCTTTGCTATGTCAGGTAAAGCCGTCGTTCAGAAATACCCGTGTGCTCAAGGACGAGCCATCCCTAGTTTTTCCTTTCCAGCTCTATCTGTCTTATACCAGCCAGATTATTGTTCCCCTTCTCAATCACGGCCAGCAGAGGCTTAATCCAGAGCACTGCCTGGCAGTATGTTATTGAACTGGAGGCAGCGGTACCATCATCGGCTGCGTCAGATCCGTGGGTATCGGCGTGCATTGCGCTGGAACGTAAACGGTACGCGTATTCGAGCAGCCCACCAGCAATGTCAGCAGGAACAGGAAGATCACAGGTTTTTTCACGGCGGAGAATCTCCCGGTATTCGATTACGGTTTCTTCGGTTCTGGTGTCGATAAGGGAGTTAAGTCTATTGGCATGTTCCGAAACCTGATTGAATCGATTGAAGTTGAAGGCTTGGGTAGCGATCACCTGCCCCTGCAAAGAGTTGTCACTCCGCAGAACGTCGTTATCGCTCTGAAGGCTACTGGTGTCTGAGCAGCTCTTAACGAGAGCGACTGACAGACCAGCAATAACCACAACCGCGATTGGTAAAAGATTAAATTTCACTGGTCGATCCCCCAGCACGCCAGCGCGCTTTCCTGGTC